GTAGTCAGGCGACAATTTCGTCGCGCCGATTGGAGAACATCTCATGGACCTTACTCGACTCACCGCATCCGTAGCCCGCGACAAGACCGTGAACGAATCAGCGGCGACCCTGCTCGGTCAGTTGTCGGATCTCATCCGTGCAACGGCCGGGGATCCGGCTGCCGTTACGGCTCTGGCTGATCAGCTCGACGCCAATCAGCAAGCGTTGGCGGATGCAGTGGTGGCGAACACTCCAGCCGAGTAGTCGTTTCTCGAGACCGGACCTGCCGGATCTGTTGAATGGGTCCGGCAGGAATTTCAATGGGGGGGAGAGTACATGCAAAGATTGATTCTGTTTCTGGCTCTGATGGCACTGCCTTCGTACGCCGTCGGACAAACCACCACGTACGTGCTCAGTGATACGGGTCGTGCCGCGTGGTCGCCATCGCTCGACAACGATACGACATTCGGGATACCAGCGGTGCCCGTGTTGTCGAACTATCGGGCGGATCTCTGGTTGAAATCGAATGTCGTATTCACAGGCACGCCACCGGCTCCAGTGCTCCCGACAACCGCTCCTATCCTAACCTTCAATTGGGGCAAACCGGTTATAGTCTCCGGTGTGCAGATGAGCCCGGTATTGAAACCATTGCTTCAACCCAATACCGAGTACGTAATGTTTCTGCGAGCGGAAGGACCCGGAGGTGTCTCACCCGCATCCAACGGTACGGTCCCTTTCGGCTTTCCGGCAGCGCCACGGCCTGTAGCGTCGCCGGTAACGTTCACGCCATAACGATTGCGATCCAGGAATGGACAACATCGGTTGCCGTGGGTGATCGCGGTCGCGTCCTTCTGTTGCTCAGAAATGAATTTCCGATTGTTCATCTGCAAGTGAAGTTCGGCACACAAGTGATTGGTGAACAAGAGGGCACGGACCTGCGAGATTCCGCCGGGATGTATTTCTCCGTACCGAGGATCCCCGGGATCTACAACCTCACCGTGTTCGCGCAAGACAGCACCGGATGTACGGAGGAGACGACGCTCCCTCGAACGGTAACCATTCCATGAAAGTGCAGATCACAGTTCACGTGTGGCGATGGTGGAAGGCACCACTCGTTCTTTGGACGTTCGGTCCGGCCAGAGAACAGCGCATACCAGGACCCGTACTGCAGGAGATTCATATGACGGAAATGTCAGAGACCCAGATGGTGAGTGGAGAGGTGACACCGATCAGCAAGCGGGGCAATCCGGCGAAAGTGCAAGCGGGCTCCGTGCGTTTCGTGTCGTCCGATTCGTCCGTGCTCACGGCGACGCAGGATGATCCGGCCAACGAAATGAAAGTCACGGTGAAAGCCGTGGCACCAGGAGCCGCACGGCTCTCGTGCAAGTTCGATGCGGATCTTGGCGATGGTGTCACGGATGTGGAACTGTTCGAAGACTTCAGTATCATCGGTGGACAAGCCATCGGTGGCACGATGAAGTTCGGTCCGCCATCAGAACAGCCGTAGCGTTCGCTCCTCCTTCGGAGAGCCCGCATGCACGCGATCGTGCGGGCTCTGCTCTCCCTCTTGAAGCCTCTAGGAACCACGAGCCAGGAGCCCGGCCGGTAGCCTCTCTCCTCCTGCCAGGAGAGCCCAGAACCCACGCTCGTGGGCCTGTGGGCCAGCCAGGAGGCCCGGTTGCCCTAGAGCCGTGGCCAGGGTTGCCCGGTTGCCACGAATCCACTGGTCCCCGGCCTAGACAGTGGATAAACCGTTCGTGGTTCCTAGCCCATGTCCATTTAGGCGGTTTCTATTCTGGCTAACTATAGGAATTTAAAGGAGTTGCCGGGAACGTTTGGCCGCTAACTTACGGGTTAGCCCGTAATCGAGCCTCTAGCTGTCGGAGGGTGGCCCTAGCTGCAGCCTTGAAGGCGGTCCCCGGCCGGAGGAGGAAGGCCCGGAGAGCCTTGACTCTGGAAGGTTCGAGCGGATGAACGGGAACTTTTATTTTCGACAGTGGCACTTTTATTCGTCGCACTTTTATCCGTCGATGTCTTTTCACAACCCACGGAGAAGATGGTATGGGATCCTCAGTTATCAATCCACGATACTGTAATCGTAATTTGATTTGTTCCCGTTGAACGAGCATTCGTCGAATAGACGTCTGAAGTGTAAAACCTAACTCAGAGATTTCTTCTTCGGTCCACGTCGGAGTATCCAGTACAGATTGATAACGTTTTCGGAGTTTTGATTTCACCCACTGCCTTCGGAGTCCGATTGTCCATGGTCCGTCTGATCCCAGTATGGTATTACATTCCCGACAGGCCGGAACTTCTACAAACGAAATGTGAGAATGCGGAACTTGTTGGAGAGCATACCGGACCACTCGTGGTGGAACATGATCCCAGGTATCGGCCGACTCTCCGCAATACGTACAGATCATGGAGCCACCGATGGACGGGATACCGTTTTGGGAACAGCAACCTTTAGAGGAGCCGGAGGAGCGGAGACCGACAAGGGTTTCAGCACGGATGCGAGCTTGAACTTTTTGTCACCTTGTTTCCGGCGCAATCGGATTTGATATCCCGTGGGCCGCGTCCGTTCTTCCTCGGTGAGATACAATCCGCAGTTGACAATACATTCGTGAACATAATCCGACACGCGCCATCGGTGTTTGTAGGTGCTTCCACTGCGCACGACAATATCGAGCACATGCAAATCCTGGAGGAGCCGGAGCACCGTGGCAATCGGATAGCGGGTGATGTGCGCCATTTCGGCGGTGGTCAACGGACCCTTCTCCCAATGCACATGGAGCGTCCGCAAAATATCTTCCGTGCGTTGCATCACCGTATCAAGCATGACTTTTTTGACAATCAGGAAATCATCCTCATTCACCTGCTCACGTTTGTGCAGCATGGCCAAGGCCCGACTCATCTTCGCTAACTGAATGCCAAGCCGTGAGCCGACTTCGGCCGTGGGCCGTGAGGTCATGATGTCGTTGCGGAACGTATCCCGAGACACCGTGCCGCGCATCCGGGCTCCGAACTTTCCTAACCAGATGATCCGGTCCTTCAACGACGGAGGGATCGTCGGTGGTGTCACTTCCTTTAGCGTGCGATGGAGGAACTCTCGCACCACATCTCGGATCTCTTCTCGATACGCTCGTTCGTGATCCGTGTTGTCGATCGCTCTGGAGATGATCGCGTATTCATCCGGGTGGTTCAAGTTGTCGCCCATGCTGTACTTGAGAAACCGTTCTCCGAGTTGCGCATGGCGGTAACCGAGATCGTAGATGGTGGGCGTCACGGCCGCAATCACGGTGAAGCGAGAGGTGTAGGTCCGCTCCACACCGTTCCCGAAAAACTTTCCGCACTGGCCATCATACGCATCACGGAGGATAGAAAAGATTTCCTCCTTCTCCTGGTCCTTCGCTCCCATCACCGCCGTGAAATCTTTGATCACCAGTGTGCGGCCATCGAGCTTGGGGATTAGCGAGGGATCCCCCTTCTGACCCGGAGCAGCATGCCCGGAGATGAGCGCATGGGGCGTCACCGTACTCGTGGCGTAGGTTTCCTCGAGATCCGATAGCGAGGTAATCAGTTCGGTCTTGCACGAGCCAGGAGGACCGACCATGAATAGCCAGACGGGTGGCCCTTCCAAGCGTTGCGAGATAAGCGTGGCCAACATCACATCGATCGCGTTGCGAGAAGTCGTATCCAGAAACAGCCACTTATCGAAGACGGCATGTACATCAACCAGCGTCGGCGGTTTTTTCCAAATGAGTTTCAGTTTGCCCTTGTTGCGACGCAGCGTAAAGGTTTGCGGTTTGGCTGGTGGCAACTCGCGCACGCGTGGCTTGGGTTCGTACAGCGTCGTAAGACGAGCCCAAGATTTTTTCGGTGTGCGTTTGTTCAGTCCGTAGATGATCCAATCTCGGACATCGAATCCCTCTGGGAGATCCTCCGGCCAATGCACGTAGGTCACGCTCTTGGCCACGCCGGCCAATCGCTTCTCGATCATCTGCTCACCGAGTTCTCCGGCGCCATCCTTGTCGTAGTGCGTATGGACGATGCGGCCGCTGAACCACGGGATCCAATCTGGTTTGAAGATCCCGGCTCCTGGTAGGCCCAGACAAATCCCAGGCACGCCGATCTTCTGCATGATATAACTGGCCGCGATCGTATCCCACTCTCCTTCAAAGAGGTATAAGGGCACGACTCCTCTACCAATTTTTTCCGCACCCATCAGCCCGACATTGCAACCGGCCGTGGAAATGATATTGCGACCCAAACGGAAGAGACGGATGTCCACCATGTTGCCGTTGAAGTCTCGAATTGGGATGGTGTAGTTACGTCCGTCCCATCCGACCTGCCAATTCGTAAAGGCTTTGGACGGCAGGGATCGATCATCGGCCAACCGACGGAGCAACGGGTCCGTCATCTGCGATACGTATTGTTTTGAGATCTGATGTAAAAACTGCGAGGTGTTCCCAGAGAGTCCAGCGGTCTTGCTATCCCACAGGCCGGTCTTGACATTGACGTAAAACTTTTCGGTCTTGCCGGTGAAAGGGCAAGTCCCGAACCGTTCATCGCCACGCTCTCCGGTAAACTCCACGCCATGTGCTTCAAACGGCCGGAGCTTGTTTGTTGTCGATGGCACGCGATCCCCTCCTACAGAGAAATTTCTTCAGCGTCAGGCCAACTCGAATGCGACCATTCCATCTTCACGGGAAGGGGGACCGGAAGGTTCGGGATGACATGTGAGTCCGCTTGCATGAGTCGAATCACTTCTCGCATCAACCGCTTGCTGTGATCATCTGGATGGATCTCTGCAAGCAACTGATCGTGCACGGTTCCGATCACATGCGAGCCGAGATACTCATCGTTGTCATACGGGTCGCGCGTCCACTCGCCTGGATACGCCGTGGTGAGGTGATCGTTCACTCGCACGATGGCGCGTTTCATAATCTCGGCAGCACTCCCCTGGATCTGATAGTTCACGGCCTTGTACGCGAAGTGCCGATCGATTTGATATTCGCGGCCGAAGAGATTCACCAGGACGCCGGTGTCCCGCACTCGCTGCACCGTTTCATCCATGTAGGCTTCGACGCCAGGAAGATTCTCGTTAAACTCCTCGATGAACTTGACCGCTTCTCTTCGCGTGCATCGAATGAGTTGGGCAACCTTATCGATGCCTCCTCCGTAGAAGCGAGTGAAGAGGAGCGATTTCGCGCGTTGCCGCCACCATGTGATGAGACAGCCTTTCTTATGCTTTGGTTTTTCCTCTTCCCAGATGAGGATGAAATGTTTGTTGCGGCGCATCTCCTGTTCGACTTCGGTCCACCGTCCACATGTGCAGAAATCCCGCTTGTTACTTTCGTACCAGGCAGATCGAGCCGTGGAGAGATGGAAGTCGCTGCCAGAGAGCAACGCGGCCTTCATCACCTCTTCGTTGGCGTCGAAGGCAAACACCCAGACTTCAATCTGGGAATAGTCCGGCACGTACCAATAGTATCCAGGCCGGACACCAAACGATTCCCGTTGCCGTGGATGGACATGTGAATGCCGGCGCCATGTGCCAGTGGACGCGATCTGTTGCGCGTTCGGATCATGGCAACTGTAGCGACCGGTTCGGGCTCCCACGGGATCCCAGGCCGGATGAATCACGAAGGAGCCGTCTGACCGCAAGCACTTGAAGTAATCGTAGCTGGTAAGATACTCAACCGCTTTCTTTCCGGCCTTCCATTCGAGCGCATGGCGACTGAGCTTGCAGCCGTCCGGTGCGTCGTGATCGATATCATCGCTCTCCACCGAACCTCTGGCCCAGAGCATGAGCTGATCGTTATCTACCTTCGGTTGCGGCTTACTCTTCTTCCCACCTTTCGTTTCTCGGATAGCTGTGTATCCAAGCTCGTGGATGAACAGGTCCACCATCTGTTTTGGCGACTGGAGATTCAGGTCTTTGTATCCCATGCGATCGATTCCGCGCCGATGCTCTCGCATGAGTTTCTGATACATGTGTTGGAGATTGCGACCAGCCAACGGCCAGAATGTCATCCCGGCTCGTTCCATATCCATGGAGGCACGAAGGATGCGAAGCTCCCACCGATACACTTCCCAGAGTCGCCCACCAAACTTTTTGTTCCGATCGAGGAGCTTGCGATAGAACCGATAGAGTCCAGCGGTGCGAACTCCGTCCGTGCCACCGTAGGTATCAACTAATTCTTCAAGCTCTGGTAACCAGTAATCAGCCTCAGCCGGTCTTGAGCCGTGCGTTTCCTTCGTGGCGACGGTCCAACCTTTTGCCTTGGCCAACCGTCGTGCAGGAGCCAACGCCCGTTTCAGCGCGATGAGATCGTCATCATCGATGCCGAGATATTTTTTCGCCAATGGCTTCAACGCGTACACCGGCTCGTTGGTGGCGTTGATGACTCTCGCCATGACTCTCGTGTCGTGGATCTTGCAACGCCAGTCCGCACGGATGTCCGCCTGGATGGTCATCGCCCGATCGAACCGGGCCATGTGGCAAACGACACGCATGTCAGGATTACTAACGATCTGTTTGAACCAACGGAGTTCAGCCTCGATGCCTTTGTAGTGAACCTGTCTGGTATAGGGATCGATGCGTGGGGCTCGAACGGTAACGGTGTCACCATCGAGGTTGGTGAAGATGAAGAGGAAGGGACGGTCCGGATAAATATTGAGAGACTTCCGGTATGCTGTAGGCCATGGCCAAAGCCCGGTGGTCTCCGTATCGAAGATGAGCGTGTTCTGCGAGAGCTTCAGCACTTACCGGTCGCTCTGCTTCACTTCCGTCACGGTGTGTAGTTCGTCCGGCTCATCCTCTTTTGAGATGCGATGGATCGGCACCCGTGGATTGATTCGATCGAAGGTCACGTCCATCTCCTGAAAATAGATTCGGCACGTCGGACAGTAGAATGTTTTGGATGGCATTGCGAATACCATTTGTGTTTCCTCTTTCGGCGCGACGCACCGGGTCCGGCTGTGTCCGTCTCGATCGGGACAGAACAACACTTGGTCATTTCCGATCCACGCGCACCCGCAGGTAAGTTGTATCATCCAACGAGATCGATACATGAGCCCGAAAGCTGGCGAGACATCCCACCAACTACAATCGAAAGGACGAACGATGCAACGTCGATGGGATGGAGCTTCAGTCCGCTCACGCTGTTCTGCCGGAAGTAGTTGTACGCTTCCTCTGCTGTCCATCCACGTGTCTCCTGAACATGGCGGTCAATGTACGCGGTCATTTCAGTATCCGACATCGGTCCCGGACGCACGCCAATAATGCTGATGGACTTTGGTTGCGTCAACTCCCTGGCCATCTGTCGTGTGGCCATATCCAAGGCTGCCTTACTGCAGTTGTATGCCAGCGAGTGGCGCATTGGTCTCCAGGCCGCATCCGAAATGATATTGACGATCACGCCATGGCCTTCCAACTGCTTCATGAAGGCTTGGACCAGAAACACCGGTGTCATGAAGTTGACATCCATGATATGTCGAACGAACTCTGGTGTGAGTTCTCCGAATGGGCAGATCGCGTTGGCTCCGGCGTTGTTGATGAGCACGTCAACTCGGTTTCCAAATCGAATTCTGACTTCGTTCACGAACGCTTCGATTGGCGTGGCGTGTTGACCGGCCTCGAAAAAGATCAGACCGGGATCCTTAGACACGGCCACGCTGTCGTGTGAGGATCCGATCACCGAATGTCCTGCCGTTCGAAAGACATCGGCTAACGCTTTGCCTAATCCGCTACTGGCTCCAGTCACGACAATGTTCATTTTTTCTCCTTCATCTCTTCCAGCCGAATGATAATCTGAATCCCACGAGCACTATATACAGACAGGTCAGCGAGGATCTCAAGGATCAGATCAGAATGCCTCTCGTCTACCGGTTCCGGACGGCAGAGTGTTTTCAACCGACCGAACTTCCGCTCGATGTCTTGATAGAGCGATTGGATCTCCCATCGCCAGTTGTTTTCGATGTCATCATATCGAAAGGGACCGTAGCCATTTACTTTTCTGGCCGCGATCTCTTCTAGATAGCAGAGAATGTTTTTGAACTCCGCGTGGATCTGGTGGTTGACGGCAAACGCTTCATCGCGTTCGTAGGCACTCGGATTCGGATAGCCTGCTAGTGCGAGGAGCCGTACTCGCAGCGTGTCGAACCTAGATGGTGTTGACATGACGGAACTCCTCGATCCATTCATTGATCTCGTGAGGATACGTCACCCTGGAAATGATTTTGGTATAAGCACCGATCTGTCGTCGCGTGTCGATGAACGCGTACAGATACCGTTTGGAAGTTCCGGTATGGTCAGTAGTGGCCGCTACTTGAGCACAGGGGAACTTGAGCGTGTTCCACCATTCGATTTCAGCCCGGAGCCGGTCACCATCTCGAATGTGGTAACCGAGATGGGAGAGTCCTTCATTTTCATTCCGGTCTTCGAACTGAACGGTGTGACCGGAAAGAAGCTGGATGAGTTCTAGTTCCTTGCTGTCGATGATGTCGTAGTTGAATGCCAACTGCACCTGGAAGCCAGAGCCTACCGGAGGTAGAGAGTAATCCGGATTCGAGTACACGAGCACCGCGCTTACTCGATCGTGCACCCACTTGGTAATACGTTGGCTCTTGGTCATATGGTCCTGAGCCGGATTCCCGTTAAACGGGAACATCCATCCGATGCTCTTGATACGTGCTTCGATGTCGTTGCTCTTGAAGGCGATCTGTTCAATGGCACGCATGATGGTTCACTCCCTGAAAAAACTCCGCCCTACGTGGAAGCCGTTCGCCTTTCGGCTGGCGATGTTGCTGCAACGAACCTTATCACACCGTTCGCTACCGGTGAGCATGCTTACGATTGCAGCGCACCACGTCAGGACGGAGGCCGGTTTACCGCTTCACCTTCTTTTTCTTCTTCGGCTCCTCCGGCGGTTCGACGTCCTCGATGCTGTCGAAGGAGATGCGACGCTTGGCATCACCGGTCTGCACGCGGACTTTGTTCTCCTTCGGGAAGATCTCGAGCACGGTGCCCTTGGCTTTCTTACCCTTGAACTTGTACGTGATGCCGGAGCCAACGGAGACTTCGACATCTTCTCCGCCGGACTCGTCCTCTTCGTCCTCGTCCTTCTCTTCGTCCTCGTCGTCAGCCTTGGCACCCTTCTTTTTCTTCTTCGGTGCCTCGTCTTCATCCTCGTCGTCGTCCGTGGACTCCTCTTCATCCTCGTCCTCATCGTCGGACTTGGATTTCTTTTTCTTCTTCGGCTTCTCCTCTTCCTCATCCTCGTCGTCCGAATCGTCATCGTCGGATGAGTCCTCTTCCTCCTCATCCTCGTCGTCATCGGCCTTCTTCTTTTTCTTCGATGACTTTTTCTTCTTCGGCTCGTCCTCTTCATCGTCGTCAGCCGCGTCGTCGCCGTCCTCATCATCGCTCTCGGCTTCTTCATCCTCATCGGAGTCGGCCGCTTTGATGATGAACACGTTCTGGAACTCACCCTTGGTCTTCAGCGAAATCTTGGCCTTGGGTTTTTCCTTGTTGAGTTGCTTCAAGATGCCGGTGATGTCGGATGCCCCTTCGATCTCATCCGTCTCGTAGCCCAACTTCTGGAACACGCG